ATCTGGAGAGATGGCCGAGCGGTTTAAGGCAGCGGTTTTGAAAACCGCCGTACTCGAAAGGGTACCAGGGGTTCGAATCCCTTTCTCTCCGCCCCGGGCCGGATGCGCATGTCCGGTGCATTATTACATCTTATGAAAGGTGAAAAATCCCATGCGCGGGATCAGTAACCGTTATGGAACTGTAGCTCAGTCGGTAGAGCTGCGGACTTTTAATCCGTAGGTCGCGGGTTCGATCCCCGCCGGTTCCACAGAGATTACAATAGAACCATGCCAACATACGATTACAAGTGCGAAGTTTGTGAAAAAGAATTCGAGGCGATTCAGTCTATTAAAGACGAACCTTGTGCAGAGTGTCCGCTTTGCCGCGTCACGAGTCACAAACGCCTCATTTCTGGTCGAACAGGATTTGTGCTGAAGGGTGGCGGATGGGCCGCCGATAATTATTCGAAGAAGTCCTAGGACCTATTTGAGTGCCTCAATGAGCACGACAGGCGGTGAGTTCTGAAGATCGTTTCCTGTTGAGATGCTCTTCTGTTTCGCGAATTCTGTCACCGCCGCGGCCGTGTTCGGACCCCACAAGCCGTCGACGTTTCCCTTGTAGAGCCCAGAATTCTTCAACTTTGTCTGTGCACTCGTGATCGATTCCTTCGTCCACGTCGAGGTGGCACTCGGAGACCAAACGGGGGAGATTCCACTTCCGAGGAGAAAGAGATCTCCCTCCGCCTTTCTGCGATTGTAGATGCCCGGTACTACTGTGAGGACACCGTTCACCCTCGCCTTGCTCCAATCCAGGAGGCGCTCAGGAACTCCTGCGAAGTTTCCTGAAGATACACATTTCCCGACACCAGAGTTTGTGTACACGCCCACGCCACAGTTGAATCCGAACGACACGAGAGCGTCAAACATGTTCTGCGACAGGTTGACCCCCGCATACGCCTTCTTGATCGCGGACTCGCATTTTCCTGCGTCGATCGCCAAGATCTGTAGCGCCCTCTCCTTGGTGATCGCGATGCCGTCCGGGAAGTTCTCACCGGGTGTGATGAGATGGCCCACACCGATCGTTCGCAATCCTGCAACGTCCTTGTAGGGCTTGAGGATGCAACCTTCCCAACGTGCGAGAAAGTCTAGACCGTTCTGCGATGTTTTCAAGTTCTGGTTGAGCATGTAGGTAAGTATGATAGAAATTTGTACGTGTCACGTCTTTGTGTTACCTTGAGAGAAGGTCGTTAGAAATCTTCTAACATTTTTATTTCTCGTCACCAGTGTAAAGGCCTCTCAAGGATGTTTATGTTGAGAGTACACAAATGGCCTCAGACAAAAAGATGCTAGCTGATGCAGCACTTGTTGCAATCAGGAACAAGAGCGATATTAGAACTTACCTTCTGGGTGCTGTGGGCCTCCGCGCGGACGGTGTGGTCGTATCGTCACCCAACATACCTTCTCGGGATTTCACGAACGAACGTTCCAATCATGCGGAGGTACGTCTCGCGCGCAAGCTTACGCTGGGATCCACTGTCTGGGTCGCTCGCGTCGCTCGCAAGGATGGTTCTTGGGCGATGGCGAAACCTTGCAGGGGTTGTGAGCGCCGCCTTCGCGCCGCCGGCGTCGAGCGCATCGTTTACACGATCGGTCCGAACGAGTGGGGAGTGATATCATGCGGATCCTGATTCTCGACGACGAACAGTGCAGGCACGACGCCCTCGCCGCGTTCTATGTGGGACACAGCGTCGCACACACGACGACCTACGAAGAGTTTCTTCATGAACTTTCGTGCGGATCTCCGTGGGACCTCGTCTCCCTCGACCACGACCTCGGCGAGGGCGCCGGGAACAACACGTACGTGGACGGATGGGGCGATTCGCGTTTCTTCAGCGGTCAACATGCTTCGTTGAGGATCTGTGAACTCACGGAGGATCGCCTTCCTCGCGAGGTGGTCGTCCACAGCGTGAATCCCGAGGGTGCACGAGCCATGGTGATGAACCTGACGAGGAGGAACGTCAAGGTCACGTGGCGACCTTACACTGCGATTTCTTTCGAGAAGGGATGAGGAGACCGAGATGCAAAGTCAAGATGGTCGTGATAAGATGAGCAAGGCCCAACTAACCGTGGGTGTCCTGGGTGCAGTGGCAGTAATCACATTAGCGTACGTATTCTACAAGAACATCAACAACAAGAAGTGAGAGAACAGAACAAATGAAGATCACCAGCAACATCAGCAACAAGAAGAATCAGAACAAGGGTAACTACTACCACGGCAACATGGAGTTGCCAGAAGTAATTAATATGGATTCTCTTGCATATGCGAATGATGATGAACTTGAAAGACTGCACACGTTCCTTCAAGGCGAGCGCGACAAGGCCTCGAAGACCGATTACGATCTTCAACCTTGGGAGGTAGAGATCTGTTACGTTCAGCGTGAGATGAGAATTCGGAATTCTCGGAGAGCTGCACACGATCGTTACGTTCGAAGCAATCCAGATTTCTATCAAGATAATTCTGCGAGCTTCGATTGACAAACAAGACAAACAGACCCTGGGAATATTTCCAACCGTTCGAGAGAAGGCCTCGATGATTACACAGCAAAAGAAGAAGTCCTCTTCAGCTTCTGACACTATCAGTCGTTATCTTAACGATCTTCGAACTTATCCGCAATTAAAGCACCCAGAAGTCGTCAGTCTCTTTCAAGACTACGAATCTGGTGGCAACGTTGCCGAAAAAGCAAGAAAGAAACTGATCGAAAGTAATCTTCGGTTAGTCATTTCCATCGCCAAGAAGCACAAGGGACACAACATTCCCCTTGAGGATCTCATTCAAGAAGGGAACCTTGGTCTTCTCAAGGCAATCGAACGATTCGATTACAAGAAGGGATTTCGGTTCTCCACGTACGCTACCTGGTGGATCAAACAGGCGATCGGCCAGCACCTCCTTAAGCACAAGAGAATGATTAGACTTCCTGCACATGTGGCGGGAATTCAAAGGAAGCTCTTACAAGAGGCAGAAAAATTTAGAAAAATGACAGGGGTTGAACCAGCCCAAGAAGATCTATTCCCACTTATAGATGCCTCTGAGACGGTTGTCAAAGCAACCATGGCATTGAACAACAATGTCATTTCTCTCAGCCAGACTGTTTCTTCTGAGCCTAGCTCAGGAACTGTAGGAGACAAGATCGAAGACCGAGAAGAAAGAAACGACCCATTTTATAACGTCTCTTCGAGAGAGCTGATGGATGTCGTTAGACATGTTCTTTCCGGATTGTCTGAGAAAGAATCTGCTATTCTCAAGCTGCGGTTTGGACTTTTTGACGAAGAAAATCTTGACAAGCAAGAGTATTCGATCTCTCAGGAAGAGGCCGATGACTTAGAGAAGGGTATCGCCCTTAAATGAACGAAGACGTACAGCTTGTGATCAATCTTGTTTTTTTGGCAGCTCTTACTGTGCGGATAATTCAGGTTCGTGCTTACTGCAAAAAGAATTTTGATAAAATCTCGGAGAGACTCGACGGCGTCGAGTCTCAACAACAAGAGTCATCATTTGAAGTCGATCTCACTAGACGACTTGATCATCTACAGAGAATGAAGTTCTCTCCTCACAAGATGACAATTTCAAAAGGATAATATGAAAAAGAATCAAAAATCGCGGGTTTATGCAACTGTAGCCTTCGAAGAAGGTGTCAATTATCGAGAGATAGCGGACATGATGACAGAGGTTGGATTCAAGATGAATCATTCGTCCGCGAGAAATTATGTTTTGCGAGTAATGAGAAAATTTGCTGAAGCTATTGTTGACAGCTGGGGCATTAAGATTGATGAGAGCAGACTTGACAAGATAATTAAGTCTCCTCATTTTCAAAGAGCAATCTGTGATATGCTTCAGGATCTAGAAGCTTAATTGGCAGGAGATGTTATGCGTTTACAGAAGAAGAGTCTTTCAAAAATTAATCTAACTGATTTGTTGCGCAGGAAGCGGTCTACACTTGAAAAATTCCTCAAAGAAACTGGGATCGTAACCTACGATCTCCTGATCAAGAGATGTGATTCAATAGGTGTTGTCCCTCCTTCAGAAGACCACTTCTTGAGGGTAAAAGGAAATCC